TGCTTATTTATTTACTACACCACAATCTGTAAATTCAATAGACCAGATAGCATATAAATTAACAGGACCAGAAGGGGATACTATTATAGATGTAGTATATTGGGATGCATTACCATTTCCATTTATTTTAGAAGCTGATACATTACCTACATTTGGTAATACTTGTATTCCAGTTATTGAAGGTTGTACAGACCCAACTTCATTTAATTACATTCAACCAACAGGAGATCCTTTAGTAGATGTTAATACTGATGATGGTTCGTGTGAACCTATTGTAGTAGGTTGTATGAATCCATTAGCATTTAATTATGACTCAACAGCAAATGTTGATGATCCTTCTATGTGTATCCCAGTAATAACAGGTTGTATGGATTCAACAGCATTTAACTACGATCCAAATGCAAATACTCCTGGTACTTGTATTCCTATAGTATTAGGTTGTACAGACCCAACTGCCTTTAATTATGATGGAACTGCTAATACTGATGATGGTTCATGTGTGCCTATAATATATGGTTGTACTGATCCTACTGCTTTTAATTACGATTCTACAGCAAATACAGATGATGGTTCTTGTATAGCAACTGTTTTTGGATGTACAGATCCACAAGCATTTAACTATGATCCAAGCGCTAATACAGATGATGGTAGTTGTATACCAATAGTATATGGTTGTACTGATCCATCTTCTTTTAATTATGACCCTAATGCTAATACAGATAATGGATCTTGCATTCCTATAATTTATGGTTGTACAGACCCAACAGCATTTAACTATGACCCAACAGCAAATACTGATAATGGATCTTGTGTTCCATTTGTATATGGTTGTATGGATCCAAATTCATTTAATTATGATCCAAATGCTAATGTAAACCAAGTATCAGCTACAGATTTTACAAATCCTTGTATACCAATAGTATATGGATGTACAGATTCAACTGCAGTAAATTATGATCCAAATGCAAATGTTGATAATGGTTCTTGTATAACAGCAGTTGTAGGTTGTACAGATGTTAATGCTTACAATTATGATCCAAACGCAAATGTTTCAGATCCAGAAGGATGTTTTTATGATGCTGGTTGTATTGATGGACCTGGTAACCCATATTGGTTAAATGATCAATGTTATGCTTGGGTAATTGATGTAGATAATTATTGTTGTGATAATGAATGGGATCCTATTTGTCAAGAAATGTATAACTATTGTGAAAATGGATGGCCAGATGGAATGGATATTTGGACATATACTCGTGCTTTAAGTATGATTGCAGTTTATCCAAACCCAACAGAAAATATTTTAAATATTACAACTGGTAATTTAGAAAATGTTAAATACTCATTATATGATTTTACAGGTAAATTACTTATTGAAGGTTATAATAATGGGCAAATTGATCTATCTCAATACGCGAGTGGTGTTTATTTCTTAAACATTGATTATGATGGAAAAACATATAATAAAAAAATAATAAAAGAATAATATGAAAAAATTACTAATAATATTATTAATATTCCCAAATTTCATTTTTGCTCAAAAAGAACCTTCTAAATTTAAGCAAGATTTAAAGAAAACATTTAAATTTTCTACATTTTATGGAGCAATAAATGGTGGTACTTCTTTATCAGACAGAAATACATACTCAGTAATAAATGGATTAGAAACAACTACAATAGAAACTCCATTTGATTATTCTATGGTTTTAGGAGTTAGAAAAATTGCTAGATTTGATTATGAAAATAGAGCTAATGTATTTTATGATGGTACTGAAGGTCATTTAGGTGATAATGCTACATTAGGAAAAATTAAAGGATTTGAATTTTTATTTGAAGGTGATTATAGAAGAATTCAGGGTATAAATTACCTAAACCAACATCATTTTTTAAGATATGTTGCTAATGATTGGGTTGCAAAAGTAGAATATTTAAAAGATGGATTTGTTGATGTAGAATATTTTGAAGCATCTCAAAGATATAGATATAATCTATCTAAAAAACTTTCATTAAATGTAGGAGCAGCACAACGTCTTTCAGAACCTTATGGATATGACCCTTTAGCTGAATGGTTACTAAGTAATGGTAATTTACATTATACTTACTTAGCTTTACAAGAAGGATATAGTGCTAATTTTGATGGAACAGGTGGAGTTGAATATTTTGACCCATCAGGTAATTCGGTTGCTAATAGTACTGCTGTATGGGAAGAAGTAGTTATTCCTCAAGTACTAGAAAATTATGTTGAAAGAAAGAAAGATGAAGCTGCTTTAAAATTAGAATATTCTTTTGTATTAGGTGCTGATTTTTATCATTACGAAAAAGATTTTTGGGCACATGCATGGGGTAATATAATGCCTTACCATTTAAAAACAGATGATGAATTTTCTTACCATAATTATAACGGAGGACAATGGATAGATTATTCTGGTGGTTTAATTTTTGGATATAAATTAAGCAAATCATTTGGAATATTTGCAGAAGGTAAATACAACAAATATTGGAATAGAAGATGGCATGAATTTTCAATGGGTGTTAATTATATAATTTTTTAAGATGGCAAAACAGATAGGAGAAGAAACTAAAATTACCTTAGATTTAAAAACAATAGGAATGATACTAGTAGGTGTTGCAACTGTAGTAGGTATGTGGTTTGCTTTACAAGCAGATATAGAAGAAGCTAAAGAATTACCTGCTCCACTTCCACCAGATGTTACTAGAATGGAATATGACATGAAAGATCAACTTATTCGCCAAACTATTATGACTACGCAAGAAGATGTTGGAGAGTTAAAGGAAGATATTAAGCGAATAGAAGAAAAGATCGATAAACTTAGATAATAATGAAAAAATTAATATTAGTTGCTTTAATTTGTTTTACTAGTTTAACAACTTTTAGTCAAATTACAGTAACTCACTATAATGCAGGATGGAACTCTGCAAATAAGGTTGAATGGGTTGAAAAACTTTCAGATTGTGATATAGCTTATGTAGATGTTGCTAAATCACCAGATCTTCAAAAAAAACACAACGTAGTTGTAATTCCTACCATAATAGTATTTCAAGATGGGGAAGAAATTAAGCGATTTCAAGCTGATTTAAGTTTTAAAATGGCTGCAACCAGAAAAGAAGTACAAGATTTCATTGATGAGCTTATAATGAGCGACTTTTAATGATATTTATAATAAACGAAAATTACGAAGATGATATTAAAGATTGGATCACGAGGAAGTGATGTTAAAGAACTACAAGAATTTTTAAATATTACAGCTGATGGTATATTTGGTAAAGGAACTGAAGAAGCAGTTAAAAAATTTCAATCCACAAATAATTTGGCTGTGGATGGTATTGTGGGTCCGGCTACCATGGATTTTATGGGGTTGGTTAGTACAGACAATACAGAAAAAATCTACACAACAGAAAACGGTTTATTAATTAATAAACACTATCTCCCTTCAGGAGAATATAAAAATGGCCCTGTAAATCCTGAGTATGTTTTTATTCATCATACAGCAGGTTGGCATAATCCTTATAAATGTATTGATCAGTGGGGAAGAGATAATAGAGGAGCAGTAGCTACTGAATTTGTAGTAGGAGGACCTTCTATAAAAGGAAACGATACTACTTATAATGGAGAAGTTGCTCAAGCATTCCCAGAAGGGAATTTTGGATGGCATTTAGGTAAAAATGGTTCTCAATATATGCATGTTCATTCTGTAGGAATTGAAGTATGCAATTTTGGTTATATTAAAAACGGTAAAACTTATGCCGGTACTATAGCCGATGAAGATCAAATAGTAACATTAGCAGAACCTTTTAAAGGGTTTAAACACTGGCATAGATATTCAAATAAGCAAATAGAATCTTTACGCAAATTAATTTTATATATAGCTGATAGAGATAATATTAATGTAAGAGCAGGACTTCCAACTTTAATTAAACAAAAGGGAGCTAAAGCTTTTGATTTTAATGAAGATGCTTATTATGGAAAAGTTAAAGGATTATGGACACATACAAATACTCGTAAAGATAAATTTGATATGTTTCCTCAGCAAGAACTATTAGATATGTTAGTAGAACTATAATGAACACAAAATTAACAATATTGGGAACAGCATCATTTTGCACATACTTGTGCACATATTTTCTTAATTTATCTATGGATAATTTTGAACAATTTTTAGCAATAGTTGCAGTAATTTGGATGGATGGTGTTTTTGGTATTTGGGCGGGTGTTAAAAGAGAAGGTTTTAAAACATATAAAGCTTTAAAAATATTACGAAATACCTTTATTTGGTTAGTTATTTTAACCGTTATATTAATGGTTGAAAAAGGATTTGTAGGAGCAGGTTGGCTATCTGAAGTTATTATTGTACCGTTCATGCTATTGCAGTTAATAAGTGCCCTTAAAAACGCTTCTATGGCTGGTTTAATAAAAATGGAAGAATTAAATAAAATATTAGACCGTATAGATAAGCATAAGGGTTTTAGAAACTAAAAACTTATCATATGTGGGAAAAAATACAAATAAGAATATTTCCATTCTTAATAGCCTTTTCGGCACTTTCAGTATCTGCTTCAGCAGCATTTTATTCAATAAGTGGATTATCTAAATTATTTGCAGGGGCCGCATTTGCAGTAATTATAATGGCTGCATCATTAGAAATAGCTAAATTAGTTATAGCATCCCTTTTATATCAGTA